TAATATCTTCAGTAATAGGAATCCACCCTTCAGGACTAGCATTTACTAATTGTCCATTTCTAATGATTAATATTGGGTCACCATCAGTACCATTACTTGACCAAGTGTTAGGAGTATTTTTAACGGTTGAACCTATTCTAATACTATTACCCCATCTTCCTTCATGAATTACATCTCCTTCAAATGGTAATATAGGATGAATATTTGATCTTTCTTTAAATGTTTTTCCTAAATTTATTTCTGTTGATTGATCTGTTACTCTTCTAACACTTCCATCTCCTGTTTGTTGATAATCTTTTTGTTGGGAAGGTGGAGGGGAGTTTGAATTTAAAGGATATCCATTATGATGAGGATGATTCCAAAGAGATATTACACTTATATAATAATTTTGAGTACTTGTAGTTGATGAACCTATTCCAGTATTAGGCATTGACATTAAGAATACTATCTCATTTTTTAATGGATAATTTTTTACGTTAGGGTAAATGGGTCGAGCAGTAGGATATATAACTAATTCCTGAGGATTTTCAACACTTTGAAATTCTATGGTTCCTAAACCGTTCCACCCTCCTAACTCATTAAATCTTGGGTGTTTATCATCTAGAACTATACTTATTACTCTTACAGCAGTATTATTAGCACTAACATTAGATAAATTATTTCCTAAATTAGAAGTAGATGAATTTAAATTATTATTTAGAGCACTAAATCCATACCTACTTTTCGCCATCTTCCTTATTTTTATCGTGAAGTTTACTTATGTCAGATAGAAGTTGTTGTTTTTCTTCTTCTGAAATTCCATATGATTCATCAGATGATGTTCCTGAGGATTGTAAAGATCTTTGAATGATAGTAGCCATCTTTATAAGCTGCTCATCATTTTTAATACCCATTTCTAAATAATCTCTAATTAATGGAACCACTAAAGTAGCGTCCCCTATTTCTGAGATTAGTGGTTTCAATTCATTTATTAAATTTGAGATTTGATTTTCTTTCTTTTTTTGGTTAGTGTAAATTTCTTCCAAAATATCTCCGAATTTCTTCTTCCCAAATATTGTTGCGTCTAAGCTTTTAGGTTTCATTTATAATAAATATTACACAATTTAAAACTTAAAATAACCATATTCTAAATAGAACGTATATTTTTTCTTAAAATTATCACGTAGTATATTTGATATTTTAGTTATTTTTGGAGCTTTAACATCTATTATTTCTCTTATATAAATGTATAATGCTTTTTTATTAAAAATATCTATAGTTTCTCTATTACGAAATAATTCTAAAATAGCATCTGCTACACAAGCATCTTGGGGTTTAGAAAATAAAGTAAATAAATTATCGGAACAATAATCTACCCATAAATCAGTAAATTTAGATAATTTATCTACAGGTGTATAGTCAGAATATAATGGATCATTAATATCTATTTCCGTTTCATTTTCTATCAGATTTGAGTTTAAAGAATTTATAGCAATATTTTCTTCAAGTCTTTCCTTATCTTTTTCACTATGACCATTCATCGAAATTACTTCAATTCTTTTTTTATAGTTTTTCTTATTATTTAAAATTAAATATCGTTTTACAATAGTTCCAAAATATGAGTATGCTTTTGCTCCTCTAGATGGATCAAAAAGGTGGATTTTGGATAATAAGAAAATTATAATTTCATGTTGAAGATCCTCAATATTATCTACTTCAGTATAGTAAAATTTAAAGGTGTGAATAATATTTTCAGTTAACTTAAAAAATGCATAATGGATTTTATTCTCATATATCTTACTACGAATATCTGTATCTATAGTATTATTATATAGTACAATTGAGTCTTCTGTCTCTTGTGTAAAGTAATTTTTACTTTTTTTCTTTCTTTTTAACTCAATCATAGTTATAGATCAATTTTAAATGTATTCAACTCAGATTGAATCTTTTTAATAAATGTAAAGAAAAATCCAACTTCATCATCACTCTTAAATGTTCCTTTTTCATCTACCTTATTTAGTAGTTTATCTGACTCATTAACAGCGTCTGTAAATTTGGTAATGTATTCCTGATATGATATAATAATGTCTTCCATCTTTTCTTGTTTCTTTAAAAGATTAAAAATGATGAAGACTCCGACTCCTATAATTAGTAATAATAAAATACTGAAATAGATCATAATTAAATATTGTTTAACATGTTTTTCAAACCTTCGCTCTTTATAGAACCTAATGCTTTACTCTTATTACCGTTTTCCTTTTTTATAGCAAAATTATTATCTTTTTTAGGGGCATCATTTCTGAACTTAGGTAAATACTCTACTTCAAATTCTATTCTAGCGGCCATTAAATCGGCTTGATGAACGATATAAGGTAATGATGTCCTTGGTTTTTGTTCAGGAGTATAAGCCATTAAATATTTTTTATTAGCTTCATCATATAAACCATCATGTATCTGAATAGTAATCATTTCATTAAATGAATATTGAATTCCATGTGATTGTAATAAATATAATCCTCTATCAGGAACAGATGCAAAAGGTAATTTAGTATTAAAGGTATAATCTTCACCTAATTTATCTCTTCTCCATGTATCAGTCTGTGGGATATATGCTTCATTTTCTTCATCACCTAACTTTCCTAAGTCATGATTTAATGCTGAAAATGCTAATTCTTCAAGGGTATATGTTGAAGTATCTACACCATGTTTTTCCCAAAGTTTATGTAAGTCTAAAGCGCATTCAATAACTCTTCTAACGTGATCATAATATCCACCTTCAAAAGCACTATGATATTCCTTTTTATGACTTGCAGGCATCATTGTTAATCTTTCATCATATTTAAGATAAAATTCTAATACCTTTTCCTTACGTGGTGACGTAATATAATCTTGAATACAGTCAAGTATCCAGTTCCTATTTTCTAGGATTTTTTCTGCTGTTAATTTCATAACTATTTTATTTTTTAAAGATATGGATTCATTTCTTCAGCTGACATTGGTTCTCTTTCGATAAACGCTTTCAATTCTGATAGTTCTTCCTCTGCCAATGCTAATGCATCTAGATATTCATTTAATTCCGCTCCTCTTTGTACACAAAACTTTAATTGTTTCAATTTCCCTTCTATGTTTTCTACTTTTTTTAAAACTGTATTTCTGTTTCTCATTATTTAATATGTTTGAGTGTTTATAATTTTACTAAGATAATGAAGATTTCTTGGGTCTCCAAATTTTTTTTAATTTTCTCGAAAGTTCTTTATTTTACATATGAAAGCACATTTCTCATATTCCTCCATCATTTCGAAGTATTTCATTGATTTATTTAATCCAGTATCAAATTCTTTTTCTTTTATATCTTTAATTACCAGGATATCATATTCTTGATTTAAATCTAGTTCTGAAAGATATTTCCATGCCGTATTATAGACTAAGTGATTGCTTATTTCAGCGATATTTGATTCATCAACGTTAATGTTTTTTAGAAGTTTATTCATCTTTTTTTCTAAGACCTCACTGTTTAAAAACGATTTTACAAACATTCGGGCGTTGTATTCAGGTAACCGAGTAAAGTCGATTAAAACGTCGTTTATGGTCTTTTTATCGCCTTCATTATATTTGTCACCAAATAAGTCAAAAATTTTATTTACATCCATGTTAATAAATATTGTGAGAAAGAAGAACCCACAAATGTTGTGGGTCTTTTATATTAATTTAAGAATAATATTTATTTTTCTAATTTTTCTTGTTTTTGTGTTCCAAAATAATAAGAGAATATCATTAAAGTCAAAGTCTTAATTAAGTCAAATAGTTGGTCGTTCTGGTGATCAGATAGCAATGGCATTCCAAATGCTATTACTTTATCTACTATAAATACACCAACTAATGCTGCAAATACTAATAATATAAACCTAACAAGAATATCCTTTGTAGAGTTTATAAAAAGTTTATTTACATAATATACACCAGTCATTATAAAAGCAATGCCAAACATTACAGCAAAAGTAGTTAGCCATACATTTTCAGTACTAAACATTATTTAAGTAAGCTATAATATTCATTAAAATGTTTGATACGATCTGGTAAGCCAATTACTCCACCATTAACTCTTTTGGTTACAGAAGTTACTACAGTCTCAGTAGCGCCACCATCAGCAATTTTATGTAAACCATTTTTATGGAAAAACCAAGCTGCTGATAATAATGGGTATTGAGTAGCAACCAAGTCAGGAGTTGCAGTAAGATCCACTCCAATAGCTTTTCCAAAATTGGTATAGTTTTCTTTTCCAGTCAATTGAATGAAACCTCTTCCACAAAATTTATAACCATCACCTGAAGTTTCATCACCATTCAGCATTCTATTTGCATAGACTTTATTAGCTATTTTTTCAGGTTTTCTTTCATAAGCCAAAGCTAAAGCATCAGTTGGGAAATACTTACCAAAAATACTTCTTAATCCTTTTGCTCCATAGTTTAAATTTTCTCTTAACACTTTAAATCCACCTGATTCGTGACCACATTGAGCTAAAAAGTGAGCTAAACGTAACGGGGTATTAATTTCAAATTTGGTTTCAATACTTGGAATTTGAGCTATAACACTATCCGGAATGTGTCCTTTTAATTTTTCTAAGTTCATAATTTATTATTTATATTTTTTTACAATAGATGTACAACTGTCAAGTGTATTTTTATATTTAGGTGAATATGTTTCCTTGATAATTTTAGTTTTTTCTTGTGTAACAGAGACTGAAGCTACCCTTGCATTCACTCTGATGCTATCATCTACTATGTAAGGTCTAATTACAGGCATTGGTTTAACTATTACTTGCTCTGTTCTCATCATTGTAGTATTTGTCATTTCTTCTAATAATGAGGCTACACTAATTAAGTCTTTTTGCTTATTATTATTTTGTTCTATAAGATCATTATTAATACTCATTAATTCAGCTTGATTTTTAACAAGTATGTTATATTGATCAGATATGGCTTGACAATTATCAGTCTTTAAATAAGAAGTAGCTATAGCAACTGATGATGTTAATATAGCTGCTACTAAAAAGGCAACTAGGCGTTGTTTAGGATTTAGTGATTTTATTATGTCGAACATATATTAGTTTTCGTTCTCGTCTTTTGATTTTCTATTAGTAAATTTATCTACAGAAGATAGTCCTAAACAGCCAAAAGCTAACAATGCTACAGCGTCTACTAAGGCAGTAGAAGGAGCAGTTTCTGTTGGTGAAAAACTATTGTGATACATTGTTATACATAAAGTAATAGCACACATAATACCTACAATTCTTTTAGATGATGGATTACCTTTTTCGTCTCTTACTATGTTACTTAACCAGTTAATTAATTTCATTATGTTATTTTATAATAAATATGATTAATTTGATAAAAGTGCATAAAAAAGCCCACAAAAGTGAGCTTAATTTTAGTGATATGTTGCCCCTCAGAGATTCGAACTCCAATTCAATGTACCAAAAACATTTGTCCTGCCAGTTAGACGAAAGGGCAATAAAAGTACTGTATAAGGGCTTAAACCCTTAATTCTATCATGTATTTTATTTTTACTAAATAATGGATCAATTTTAAATAGTAATAAATTATCGTAATATTTTTGATACTTGTATTAAGAATTTTCTTTTAAAACATTGTGTTCTGATTTTAAAGTCATTATCAACATGATTATTGTGGAGCAATCCAATTGCTTTTTTCAAATGTCTCTTTAAATAAGTATGTTCTTTAAATAAAGAGAAATATAAATTTCTATTCTTTTCACTTATCCATTCATATTTATCACCTACTAATTTAGCTAGAGTAAATTCATCCCCCATTCCATCATCTGTTAAAGTAATAATAATTGAGTTGTGATGTGGAGAAATATTGAATTTAATAATTTGATCGTTATTTATGTAAGTTTGTGTTTGCATTTTTATTATTTTAATTAATGATCATACATTCCATATCCACCATCACCCTCTAAAGATATATCTTTATTTAATGAGTAAACCATCTTTCCTGATTCTGGATCTAGTTCGGTTTGGATTAAGCCTTTGTCTTTTAAAGATTCTAAATGATATTCTACAATAGCTAACTTCATAGCCTCAATAAATTCCTCTTCAGCCAAGTCGGGTGAGTTTTGCTTATCATAAGCATCTAATACCTTAATTTCTAATTCGTATAAAAATAATTCCTTAAATTTTTTAATATCATCAATACCATCTTCGTTACTGACGTCTTCAAAAAATTCATTTTCTTCTAAAAACTCAAATGTATCTTTTAAATACAAATTTACAATTTCTAATCTATTCATAACCTTTATTTATTTAAATGTAATAATCTTCTTCTAATTTCCCACGTTTCATGTCTCTATTCTTCAACTTTTGTGTATTATTTTTCTTGTCAGAAATATATAATACGGCATTACTGTTAGTTGGAGTAGCTTGTTCATTAGTACGATGAAAATAAACAATCCCATTATACTCAGAACATATTCTTTCTTCATTTACACGTTGAGTAATTCTTCTAGAACCATCAAAACTCCTAAAATCCTCACAAGTTACTCTAAACCACTTCTCGTTAATTAAAACCTCTAAACATGCTGATGGATTAAAATCATAAATGCTTTTACCTGTCCAACCTCTTTTTTCTGCCATTATATTATATTTAATGATTTAGCTCTTTGGTATGAAACCACCTTATTATTTTCTTCATTAACATATTTTCGTTTAGTTAATGGTAAATTTTCCTGATCTTGCTCAAATGAGGTAGGTGATTTTTTATAAAACATCTCTGTTTTTATAGGTCCGTTTGAATTTTTTGTTAAATCAAATGTCCAAATTGAATAATCTCCATTATCATCATCAAATCTTTTGGTGAATTTAGATTCAACTATAGCATCTTCACGTGATGGTCTACCTCTTTTTGGTTGCGTTGTATTTTTCATATGTTATTTTTTCAAGATTTTTATAAATTTCTTCATCACTATCAATCGCTACTCTATTTCTTTCCTTCATAATAACTTCTATGTTCTCTTTGTCGGAAAGAAGATCCTCTGTAACTATTGAAAAGTAATTTTCCCCCCTATATGTAAAGTCTACTCTATAAACTTTTTGAACTAATTGTGCTGTTTCCATTTTATTTTAATTTACATTCTTTAATATGTTTACATTCTCTAGTAAATGAACGATAATACCCTGGACATGTACATTTAAACTGATTACCTGTTTTCCTAACAAAATACCTACTTACACCATCAGATCCTAAAAATTCCCATTGTTCTTTTTCAACAATCACTTTATCTGATTTTGGTTTCATCCAAATAATATCAGCTAATTCAGTGTTAGGATGAACTGGTTGCCAATTAGGAATAATGTATTTTTGATTTCTTATTTTAAGCAAATGTGGAGCAATAATTGATTCTATTTCGTAGTAAAAACGTTTAACATGTGATGAGGATATACCTTGTTTTTTAGGTTGTAAAGTTAAAGGATCTTCTGAATATATTATTTGGTTAACTTCACTACTAAACATGTCGTATTTTATTGTACAATCGTATAAAGCCATATTATTTAGATAATTCTAGGGTTGAAAATACTCTTAAACCTAATTTTTGATTATATATAAATCTAGAAATTGATTTACCATTTTCAAAAACTTCAGCCCAAAGCTCACCATCAATTCTTTTCTTAGAAGCACACTTATGTTTAAATGTACTTAAAACATACTTATTTAATTGTTTAACTTCGTTCGCTGAATTAACAGTATAAAATTCAACTGAACCTTCGTAGTATTTAATTGTTGTTTGTGTCATAACCTTTATTTTAAAATTATTTAATAAAAATAGCTTCATATGATTCAATTCCATATTTTTGGTTTTTATTATCATAAGTATATCTTACACCTAATTCTCTTACATTTTGTAATTGATAAAATTCAATTATTTCATTTAATGAAGTAAATTTTTTACCTGGATTAGACCAAGTTGGTTTTGAATATGCGTTACATGCTG